TGCAGTTCATTTCTCTCATCTTCACTTTCCGTTGCTTTTGCTTAAATTGTGCACGTAGCCCGCCACAGCTTTGCCACACTCGCCTTGGCGCATGATGTCCCCATCGAGAATGTAGCCCGAATGCTCGGACATGAGGACATTCGGACCACACAGATTTACGCAAAGGTTTTGCGTACCACCATCGAGCGCCATGCCACCGCACTCCAAGGCGCCATCATCTAAGCTTTATTCATCTTCATCTAAAACACGATAAAACGTGCCTTTCAATAGCTGCGACATTCCACTCTCCTTGAATGTCGCAGTTATTTTTTCGCAAACATACTTGCCTCCCCTTATATAATATAAGGCACGTGGGTTGGGCAAAGTATCAGACAAGAACGAAAACTGATACTTTTTCTTGCCATCAATTTTGTACAACACTTCGCGTTTCTCATCCCACATTCCCTCATTCAAGCGAAGTGAAAAAGGCGTGACGAATGCCTGGAACTCATCTGAAACTTCCACAAAATCCACCACAGGGTGCGGCATATACGGCTTGAAGTACTGCACCCCGTTCCAAAAGCCCATATATATTTGGTCAAAGTAAGCGTCCGTATTCTTGTTCTCCCCCTTGGCAATGGTACGGCTTGCCGCACCTTGCGCCAAATCTCCTGCATCGTAGTCAATGGTGTTGGCTGACGTTGAACTGCCAAACACACGATCAGAACGATTACCACTTGAAGAACCGCTTCCATCTTCTGTCAGTGTCCAATTCTCACTACTTCCCATCTCGCCACAATTCATGAAAAGCATATTGCCGTGACTGTCTCCTGTCCCCTCAATCCAAGCAGGCACAATTTTCAGTTCCAAGTCCTCTGCATTCTTGTCCGCAAAGCGTTCCCCATAGGCATTAACGGGGAGCAAACGATTATAATAGCGATACCACTTCGTTTTCGTCTTGTCTGAAAAGCCCGAAGTACCCTCCATCACAAACTCCGATTTGTAGCAGTACATGACAAAGTACGTGCGGTTTTCCTTGACATAAAACAATTTGTGTCCATCAGAGCCATATTTGTAGCCACGCACATACTGCGTGCTGCTGGCGTTCGGTCTTGTTTGTCTTGTGTATACTCCACTTATTTTTAGCGACTTTGCCGCCTCCAACAAATCTGTCATTTTATCATAAACCTTGGCATCCTTGCCATATTTGCGAATGTACCAATCACACGAATAGTATGCCCAAAGCAAACTGCCATTGTCCTCATACTTCACATTCACGCTACCCAAGTATTCCGACTTATCCTCCTGTGTAACTTGGGTGGTATAACTATCCACCACCTTGTCCAACAGAACCTCATCTGCTTCCGTGGCAATGGCATCAGAGAATTTGAAAGAAATCGTTTTCTGCTTGTGGTTGATGGTGAAATCCCCAAACAGGAACTTCTCCAGCTCTTCAAAGAACTCCGTCAGCGTCCAATGTGGCAAAGCAAGTGCAAAGTTATAAGCGCCCCATGCCGCAGGCAAGGTGTTGCATATAAGGAGATTAACAAAGGCAGAGTTTTCCAATGCCATGAAATCCCACTTATAACCCACCTGCTTGCATATCCTGTAAAGGATATACAGCAAGTAAGGCTGAAACGACAAAGCCTGTGCTCCCGTTTGCGCATTGGTTTCATGCGGCCAAATAAATTCATTCTTGTCTGCGTTCCACACCATTTCATTCTGAATGTTCCCCGAAGTGTTATTCACCCAAGGCAACGGGATCCAGAAATTATCCGGGTATGGGCGCATGTCGTCCATGCAATGCCCTGCAACCGCCACGCGGCTTGTAGGATAGCCCAAATCCAGCTCATTCAAATAAATATCGTCGAATGTCTCATCAAAGTTTTGCTCACTGCGTCCCTCCAAAAATTGCGTCTTGACTTCCACATCAGAAATTTCCGTGATGGTGATGGTGCCACTCCGATAAAAGTCACGATCGCGAATTTCGCAATCGAACACCACCTTGTTCTTTGCCACATCTGCGCGGTGGATATGCCCAAATATCGCTATATTTTGGGCACACCCTCGCAAAGGGAAAGTGATCGTCAGCGTATAGCTGTCACTTCCCGTAAACAATCTATTCTCGGCAATAAAATCAAACGATGTGCCTTCCTTCAATACGGATTGTTGGTTGTTGATGATGATTTCCATTTTTATTATCTTTGCAAAATGAAACGTGCCATAATTATAATACTTGTAAGTTTAATACTCTTTTTGGCAATTCTTGCCTTGGGGTTCTTTTGGTCTCTTCCATTATCGCTTATATTTCTGTTTATTGGAAGTATTGCATTGTTTATTTCATGCGTATATGTAAAGGAAGAATCCACAAGAAGAGTTTTTGCTGCTATTTTATGCAGTTTGCTTATCACATGGTGCTTGCTGCTGTTATTCTTTTTTGTTGCAATGTATATGATGATGGATCGCAAAAGTTATTGAGCATTCATTTTCTTCTGCTTCTCGGAGATTTATTTCTAATCAACGTATCGTATTCCTCTTGCGCCTGTTTGATGCCCGTGTCACCTGTGACTGTGTTCACAGTGACAAAAGGTTCGTTTAATCTTTGATTTAGTCGGTTCATTGCCTCTTCGTACTTACTGAGTACAGCTGCGCTCTGTGCCAAAGCTGCCGAAGCTACATTATCCGTGGGGGCTTGAAGCACTACGGGCTGAACTTGTTGTGTAGAAACAACATTAGGAGCAATCGCCCGGCTAACATCATCGGCTCGCAAGGATCCGATGGTGTTCGTTCTTTGTGCATAGTCCAAAGCGTTAATCAAAGGTCTTGCTACAGGTGATGCAAGCAATTTCTGCGATGCCACCCATTCCCCGGCATGAACTACGCCTACTTCTTCGTTTACTCTGCCTTGCGGAGTGAAACCACCTTGTGCATATCCTTGTGCCTCACTTGCCTGTTGTTGCTTTTTGATCGCGGCAATCTGTATCATGCCCGCAGCAATAGCCATAGCCGCTGCAATAGGTGCCATGATATAACCGACCACAGGAATAGCCGCTGCCGAACCATAAGCAGAGATCGCGTTTTGGGCCGTCTGCGCCACCGCTTGAATAACCTGCATGGCAAACAACTTTTTGTTCGCCTCGTTCTTCGCTTTGGCAAGGGCGGCTTGCTTCTCCTTTTCAAGCTTCGCCACCTTGTAGTTATTACCCTCTGCCGCAGAAATCTCCGCTGAATAGCGGGCATTGATGGCGGCAGTTTCCTTCTCGAGTTCCGCTTGGACGAGAGAAGAAACGCCACTGAATATCTCTCCCATGCCACTCATGACAGTGGAGAACGATTGCGTAACGGCTTGCCCGGCATCGCTCTCCAACCAATTAGCCAATTTCTCATTGGCTTTTTCCATGCCATTTTTTGTGACGCCAATACTATCAATGGCATACTTCTTACGCAAAGCAAGTTTAGCTTTTTCAAAAGCTTCCTCAATGCGCAGTTTCTCTGCCGCATTGTCGCCAGCAGCCTTTACTTCAGCATGATATACCTGTTCCAAAGCAGCCATGTCACTATCGTACTTAGTCAAACGTTCATCCGCATTCATGCCAAAGTACTCATCTTTGAGCTGTTGTTTCACTTGTTGCTGACGTTGGATAATCTTCTGCTGATTGGCAAAAACCTTGTTCTGATATTCCTTTTCAGCTGCAAGCCTTTCTTTGGTGCCTTCCTTGTAAAGCTGCACCACTTTGCGAAGATGTTCCAACTCAGCCAACTCCACGGCATCTTCGTAGGTTTTGGTGTCAGAAAGTCCGTCTATATAGCGTTGTTTCAACTCCGCGAGCTGGGCATTATACGCTTTATCTTCCGCCTCTCTACTCGCATTTGTAGCGTTTTCCTCTTGTTCCTTCAATGCTTCTTGGTACTGCGCTTGCGCCTCCAAGAGATCCTTGGCAGAAACATCCGTACGTTCCATCTTCTTTTTCCAATACTCCACATTGATTTCGTCCATGCGTGCGGTGTATTGCTCATAATCTTTCTCACCTTTTGCATACGCAATGCGGTTCAAAGCCTCTTCTTTCGCTTTCCAATCATCGGGAGAGTTTTTGCGGTCAGTCTGCTTTTTCTTTGCTTCCGCCAAGTTCGCTTCCGCTTCGGCTTTCTCTTCCTTGGTGATTTTCTTGTTAGCAAGCACTTTCTGATAGTATTCTTGCTCAATCTCCTCCATGCGCTCCACATAAGCTTCATAATCCTTTTCACCCTCCATGTATGCTTTCTTGTTGAGCGCATTCTGTTCTTTCTGCCAATCTTGTTCCGCCTTGAACTTGTCCGACTTTTTATTCTTCTTATCATCGTCCACCACAGGCACACTGCCACCACCTCCACCAGTGTTCGTAATGATAGGTTTTTTATTGGTTTCCTCGGCAGCTTGTTTGCCAAGATCGTTGCCATAAACATCAAAGATAGCATGCTCCTTTTGGTTCTGCTCATCAATTTTCCTTTGAATACTAGCCTTGTTGTTTTTCAGATGCGCAGTATAAGTAGCCGCTCCCGTATCCATGGCACGCCCTTCACGTCCACCCACAAAATTTGATGAAGCATTGATTTGCTTGTCCTTCTCAATCGCATCATCAGCCTCTTTCAATTCCATTGCAAGTTTCGCCTTCTCCTTGCCAATCTCTTTGAGCAAATCTTTGGCACCTTCCAACTCATATTTCTTGGCAAGAGAGTTCAGATAGTCGTCCAAGGCTTTCTTGTTCTCCTTATACTTACCCGTAGTAGCGTCCAACTGCGCATTGTAGTTCGGGATAATTTTGTTCAGCGCATTGACCGCCTTTTGGCGATCGTCAAGCGACAACTTTTCATCCTTAGCCACCTTAATCAAGGCTTCAATCTTGTTTTTCTCCTCCACAATACCCTCCTGACCTTTCTGTCTGACTTCTGCAAGCGCTTTCTCTGATGCACTCATCTCGTTCATCTTGGAAAGGGTTTTGTATATGCCATAGCCAAGTGCCACAGCAGCAGCGAGCAAAACACCCCAACCCGAAGCGAGAGACAAACCTTTTCGCTTCAAGTCCACCATGAGCGAGGACTGACGCGCCCAATTACCTTGCAGTTTCGCCAATACCAAATTGAAGGCAATATGCCCAGCTTGCAACGTATTCACTACCGCATGATACGCCAAAGCTGTACCCTTGCACACGGCATGCCATGCCGCTTGTGCTTTAAGAGCTATTGCATTGGCTTTCACTGCAATGGTGTAAGCTGCCACCATGCTTGTCAGTACGATAATGGCTTCCTTGTTTCTTGCAAGGAAGTCTATTGTCGTACTCATTGCCTTCAGTGTGAGGGTCGTGGTAGAAATCACATGCTTCATGACGGGCATAAGTTTCTCACCCAATTCGATAGCCAACTCTGTAACACGTTTTCTTGCCTTATCCAGTTCCGCCTCGACAGTCGAGTTCTGCACATTAAACTCATTCGTTACCGATGTAGCATCTTCAAACGACTGTGTCGCTTGTTCCTGTTGCCACTTCACCATTTCCACATTGCCGGCTAAGGTCGCCAAAACTTGTGAAGCACGGGCGCCATTCTCACCCATGTTTTTGAAAACAGGAGCAAGAACGTCCATGTTGCCGAGTTTTTTTAGTTGCTGCAACAACATCAAAAGTCCCTCGTTGGTACTGCGTTTCAATGCCTTGTTGAGTTCGTCCAAATCCATGCCCGTAGCTTTTGCAATCTTGCTTGGCTCCTTGAATAAGTTCATGATGAGTTGCGAGAGTGCCGTTGCCGACATTTCACATGCTTGTCCTTGGCTATCCAACACCGCAGCAAAAGCCATAATTTGCGGAATAGTCATGCCCGCTTGTGCGCCTACACCAGCCATGCGCTTGCCAAACTCAGCGAGGTAGCCAGCACTTGCTGTACAATTTTGCGAGAGGTCGTTAATCACTGAACCGACAGCGAGCAAGGATTTTTCTGTGCCAAGTCTCGCTTCATCACCAAATATGTTGGTGAGTTTGGAAAGCGTCAAGGTCGCCCCATCTCCCAACTCGTCCAATGCCACATTGATTTGGTCCGCAGCTTTGACAAAGCCCAATACATCTTCTTTTGAAGACTTTCCGAGTCGCCCCGCTTCCTCTGCGAGTTTGTTCAAATCCTCACGCGAAGTACGGGTGTCCATCTTCTTAAAGTCCTCATTCAGTTCCTTTACCTCGTCATCAGCCAACCCCGTGAACTTGCGCACATTTGCCATTTCCGCGTCCATCTCCGCAAAAGCATTCACCGCCTTGCGTCCTGCCATGACAAGTCCCGTTCCGACCGCAGCCACCCCTGCAATGATGTTGCCCCACTTATCCACAAAGCCATTGATGCGGTCCACAAGTCCCACATTTTCCTTTTCGGTTTCCCTTAGCTCATCATTGACATTTGCGATTTCAGCCTTTACACGTTTGATGCTCTCGCACTGCTTGTTCCACTCGTCCGTACCGCGTTCGATGCCGTTTAGTGAGCGTTTCAACTCCTTCAACGTCCTGTTCAACTCTTTCGGTGAAGCTTTATCCAGTCTCTTCAAAACATTCTCCACCCCCTGGGTTGCACTCTCAATCTGCCCAATCTGGCGGCGGGTCTGCTTTAGTTCACGCTGGAACTTCTTCAGCTGGACTTTATCGCCCGCAGCTGCTGCTTTTGTTATCTTATCTTCGAGGTCGCTCGCTTGCCGTTTCAACTGTTCGAGCATATTTTGTGCCTGTTTGCCGTTCACTGTAAGCGTGACCGTAGCATTTGCGTTGATGTCTGACATAGTCTTTCCTTTTTGGGTGTTATTATAAGCACAAACTTAGCCATGCGCCAAAGAAGCAAAAAAGACGATGTATCAAGGCATTTCCACTCCTGAAGTTGGCGTGATTTTTGAAGAAATCCGCGTTTTGTTAAGTATTAGCAAAACAAAAGCCTTGATACAGAAGTCTTTAGGGGATTGTTAAGGGGTTTCCCCTTAACCCCTCCGTCGGAAGACCCCCCGACCGCCCTACATCGTCAAACCACGAACACCCCCACACCAAAGCGGAATATGTAAACAAATCTTAAATAACACCCTTGTTTGAGTTCCTTCGCCCCGACAAAAGTCCCCAAAATGCACGAATGCCGAAAAGGTTGAACACATTGAAAAGGAAGAAAAGGCAAACAACGCACACACCACACCCACACAACAAAATACACCCCGAAGTTTCCACGAATACACCCCGAAGTTTCGCAAAAACCACGATTGCACACTCCAAGTTTCTCTTGTGCATAGATGCCAAGTTTCCACCTACGCAACAAAGCACACCGAAGTTTCGCAATACGCTAAAATCCAAGGTTTCTGACTATCTAAAACGCCCCTCCAAGTTTCCACCCACCCAACAAAGCACCCCGAAGTTTCGCAATGCGCTCAAATCCAAGGTTTCTGACTATCTAAAACGACCCTCCAAGTTTCGCGATGTCTACCCAAGCCCCCAACTGACCCTTTGCAGTTTCTAAACCTTCAAAATCACCTTTCAAGGTCTCAAAAAATAACAAAACGACACCACGAGTTCCTTTATACTCATGAGGTTCGGGAGTTTCGGACTATCCAACGACCCAACACACCCCAACCAAACACCCCCCGAAGCCTTTCGGGGTCTCTGATTGCCTCCAAAATCCCCACCTTTCAAGGGAAAATTTTACACCTCAGAGGTCTCGACCGACCACCGCCAGCGCCACCACGAACGGGCGGTAATCCGTCTGTGTGCGTGCCGAAAAATGCCTAACACTTTAGCAGATGTTAATCTGCCATAGTGTTAGGCACTTGAAGGCACGTACTCAGACGACCGCTGACGGGCATAAAAAGTGTGTTGTCGTGTTTTAGCGGACTTGTCCGCCATAGCACGACAACACGCTTTGTTGCCTAAAAAAGGCACGCTGTGCGGTAAAACGGACTGGCGAGGCACGTAACCTGTCCGCCAACAATAGAGCCTGCATCTTCTTTCGAGGTACGAGAAAGGTGATGTGGGCTTGACGGACTGACTTTGAAGCATGAAAAGTAGGTCCGCGCATGAAAGAAGCCCAACCTCCCTTGAAGCATGAAAGGGTGGATTGGGCTTGAACGGAATGGCTTTGAACTCTGAAAAACCTTTCCGCTAAACCATGGGCTAATCTCCTTTGAAGCATGAAAAGGTGTTTAGCCCATTAAAGAAATTCAAGCATCGGAGTCCCGACGATGGCACCACCAAAAGGCAGCCAAGGCTGCAAGGAATACCAAGGTCAAGATTAACTTGACAGGAAAAGTCCATGGTCTCGCCATGGACTCCCTCTGCTGAACCATGTTGGCGGAAGATTGCCGAGTCGCAGCGAGGCTGTCTTCCGCCCTTGCCTCTGTCTTGGTGCTCTCCTTTCGGCTTGACGAAAGGTGTGCGCCATAGATACGAATGGATTGCGGCTTTTGCCGGGAAGTCCTTTGCGCCTTGGCGTTAGAAGCACCTTGCAGCGCATGGGGAGCTTCGATAGTTGGAGTCTCTGCTCCAACCCCGAAGCTCACGATGCAGCTGTCGAACAAAAGTTCGGTGTGCCGCCACACCGAATCAAGGCTTGACGTTTGCCACTGATGCCGCTGCACCTGTACAGCGGAGTCCGTGGCAAACGTATTCGTACTTGTGACTTTGTGCGTACTGCGGCACGAAGTGAGTAGGCACAGCCACATGATTATGGGAAAGACAAAAGGCTTCATAACTCTGTTTGAACGTTAAACGATGGGCAAGCTTTGCTTGAATACTCGTTATGCCCATGCACAGTTGCATGGGGATAAACGAACTGAAGCTGCTGCACGAGTTGGCGAAGTGCCTGCTTCTGTTGTGGAGTGCGTGTGTCCTTGGGCGTTTTTCTGTCCTTGGCCACACCACCGATGTAGCAGATGCCAATGCTGTGGGCATTATGCCCCAGGCAATGGGCGCCAGCTATGTTCTCGGCACGTCCCTTGTGGACGCTGCCGTCACGATAGATGACATAGTGATAACCTATGTCAGCAAACTTGCGTGCCAAGTGCCAACGACGAATATCCTCCACCGTGAAATCTTTGCCTTCGGGGGTGGCAGAGCAATGAATGATCAACTCAGTGATTTTTCTCATTGTGTTGTACATTTTGAGGTTGGTTATTCATCTTGGTTTCCTCGTCCTTAATAGCCTTGTCAAGCGTTTGCATAATCTTGCCTTCAAACTGTGTAACCTTGCGTCCATAATAGATGCTTACTCCGAAGATTGAGCCAGCATAGATGAGACATTGTGAGAAAATCCACAGGACAGAGTCCGAAATTTCGCCTTTGGGCGGTGTGATGAACCCTGCGACTGCGAGGGCATAGCCGCCTACGAGCATGGCGAGGGCGGACCAAAATTGAATGCTTACTTTGGGTTTAGTCATTGTTCGTTACATTTAGATATGTATTATCAAGCGTTCAGCTTTGCTTGAACTGTTTTCATCTTGTTTTCCAAGTCGTCCACGCGCTCGCCAAGCGTCATGATCATGTTGTAGAGGTTTACCAAGTCTGTTGAAGTAGCGTCCAGTGTCTTTTTATCCCCCTTGCTCATGAGACCGTCCGTTGTGGAACTGGCTAACGGAATGGCGTCCGTGTAAAGCGCATTGAACTTCATGCCAAACTGCGAGAGCACGTACTTGTTCGTGTTCACGTCCCATGCCATGCGGTCAGGGAACAGACAGCCCCAATCCTCGGCATAGCTTATCGTCTTGCGGTCGCTGCCCGTAAAGTAGATGGCACGCTGGAACACTTTGGCATGGTTGAATATGATTTGTCGGCAGTAGTCGTTCTCGATGTTCTGAATGAGCGTGATGCTCATGTGCTTCTGGTACGTGAGGTGCGCCACCATGATTTCGGCATTGCCCGAAATTGAGGGGTCGCGCAAGGCATTGAGCGCAGCTGTCTCTTCCAAGAAATTGCCCAACTCCTTGACGCGCGTGTTCAAAGCCTTCTGCACATCGGTCACGGCACGTGTGGTGGTCAATCCCGGCACGCTTGCCGTAGCCATAGGCAATGTGACGCTGAACAGTTGCGTGCCTGCGGCATTGCTTGCCGCCAGCACGCGCGAACTGCCTGTATAAGCAAGGGAAGTGGCTATGGTGTCTGTGACAGCGGACACCGCCTTGTCGATGGTGCAGACGTGGTCATAATACTTGTTGAGCTGCTGCACCTGTGCAGCGGTCATCACGCCCGCACTCGAAGAGGTGGCGGCAGGGAGAGCAAAAGCATTGTTGATGCTTTTCAGTTCCCCCGTGACCATGTTCAAGAGCGTGGCAGAAAATGCCACACTCACCTTGTTCACGTCCCCCAACTTGAAGTGCTGAATGACTTGCTTAGCTTCGCCCAACTTGGTTTTCCAGGATTTTAGGGCAGCGATGTTTGTGTTGCAGTTGGAAATGGCAAGCTTTGCCCTGGCCATGTCCTCGGTGCAACTTGTAAGGCTCTGCACCTGTGCAGCGGACATCACCCCGGCTTGTGCGGTGGTGGCGGCTTTGAGAATTATATTGTCTGCCTGTCGTTGCAGCACACCACTTGCGGTATTGCCCTGAATGACGGACAGACAGACCTTGTCTGTGCCGACAGTCCCAAGACTGATGCTCTGCAACAATGTGGAGAGTTTCAAAAGATTGGCTTTCCAAGCCGTGAGGGACTGCAAGTCCGTGTTTGTTGCGGCAGCAGTGAGCAAGTCTGCCAAGGCTTGCAATATCACGCCCAAGTTCTCGGGGGTGATAGCGGCTTCGGTGCTTAATGCCCGAAAAGCCGTGATTTGCTTGGTTATGTTTGTCGTGTTCATAAGTTGAGTTTTAAGTTTGGAGGTTATGAGGTTATAAAGTCAGTAATGCTTGCAGAGTTGATCTTATAACCTCATAACCTTAAAACTCCGAACTATTTAGTGGTTGTATCTGAGATACTTGTCGTCCAAGGATTGGGCTACCACGCCCACAAATTCTTTGGCCATATTGTCGGCGAGGAAGTCTCTTAGGTTCATGACAGAAGCGTAATACTTACGCGAGAACCAAGGCTTCTTTTTGCGCTTGCGTTCCCTGCCGATGTCCCCATTGTTACCGCGAGGAATCTCCTTACCCGTACCAAAGTTCTGCCAAAGTCCATACTCTAAAAAAGACTGACTTAGTCCGAGTTCCATGAACCGCCCGTCGGCACGGAGCGGTAAAGACTTGGGCGAAGCGAGCAAGGCACCCGTGTCTATCACATCGAGCAAGGTCATTTGCTCTTTCCATATTTTGAGCATGGTCTCGTTGAAAGCCGTGACGAACTTTTCGCGTTCGGAAAAGGCACGTTGCTCGGCATCATTCGTTGTTCCACTCATCGGCATTGTATCTTAAATCCGTAAACGTGTCCACAGCAATTTGGAAGTAGGCACAGGCGCAGCCCGAAAAGAAATACTCGTTCATTTCGTTGAACGTGATGCGTTCATCGAGGTAAATGCACGATTGTTCTAATCGTGTCCGTTCAAGAATGAGTTGGCTCATGAATTGGCGGAACAACTCTCGGAGTTTTTCCATGCAAGCAAGCCTTGCCTCCATGTCATCTATGGCATGGCGCATGGCAAAAAAGATGGTTTTCACGCGCCTAGTGCGTGGCGTGTTGGCGAGAGCGATATAGCCTTGACTCATGTCGCTCACACAGACAAAAGCCGTGGTGCTTTGCATGGCTTGCAGTGCCTCTTCAAAGCCTTCCAAGCCCGACACACGGGCAAAGGCAAAGCCTTGTGCGGTGGCGAACTTGTTGCGGGCAACCAAGTTTTGAAAGAATGCCGTGGCATTCCAGTTGAGTGTATTTGCAGGTTTCATGGCAGATTATTTAAGTTGGTTACGCAGTTCTTGTGCTTCCTGTACCTTGGCATCCAATTCAGTGAGTGCACGCCAGCAGTCCATTTGCAGAATGGCTGCCTCCTTGGTTATGTCGCCTCCAGTGAGCGCACGTATTTGTGCGTTCATCGCCTGTCGGAGTTCCTCTCCGACACCCAAATCAGCACTCCCCAAGAGATTGCTTTTCTCTTGGGGTATGTTGGTGAAGAAATGTGGGAACATACGGGTGAAGTTCGCTTTGACGGAAGCGAACCAATAAAATACAGAAAGCAGTTCTGCTTTCTCCAAACAAGCTTTGTCCGAAAGTTTCGGATAAAGCAAATGCGCCATCTCTGCAAGGCATTCCATGCTTTGCGTATGCAGAAAACCTTGGTAATAGTTCTCGCAAGCGAGATAGTCCTCAAAGGGTACGGCTTGCAAATCGGCAGCGACTGCCGATGCACCGCCAATGACAGAAATGCGCACAGGCTTGGGAGCGAAGCTCTCCAAGAACGCGAGTTGTCGCGCAGCAAAGGTGATTTGCCAATCGGCAAGCACCACTTGGCGTTTGCTTTTCCTGTCCTTGACCAAACACGAGTGCTTGTCTGCATGACAGAGCACAACAATTTCAGCCCATTTGCAAACGCAAAGGGCTAACACCTCGTTCATCGGCAAATCGCGTGCGACTTGTCGGAAGAAAAACAGCAATTGCTGGTCGGACAGTTCCGACCATGACTTGGGCAGGGATAAAGAAAATGCTTCCATACCGCGAAAGTATGGAAGCATTGCACTTATAGAAAAGACGAGTTAGTAAGCCTTGAATTTGAATTTATCTACATAGAAAGGCATTTCCTTATTTGCAAGTTCTTGCATTCTTGTAGCACGGAAGTCAGGGTGTTTGGCCATTGCATTCATGAGCCAAGTTTCAAAGATGAAACTTTCAACGAAAGGCACAGATCTTTCGTAGCCTGTAACCATATTCGCCCCAGTTTTTCTCTTGAAATACATGATGTTATCTTCGTTCGTGTTAAGTGTAAGACAGCAGCCGAAATGAACGTTTACAGGGCGTTCCTTGAAAATACCCTCATATTGATCTGCAAAATCAATCAAAGAGAAAGGCTCTTTGTCTTTATCTTTTTTGTCCGCAGGAAAGGCAAAATCCCCAGGGCCTCCATGAAAGCACAGATATACAATGTTGTAATCAAAATAAGACTTGTTTCTTAGATGTTCGATGTAATACTCAAAATCCTTTTCGCAACACACATTGCGAAAAGTGTAACTATCAATCCCACTATGGGGAGCGGTATTGAGTAGAAATTCCAACAAAGGTTTTACGTAAGAATCTGATTTCAGATCGTGAACCGACTGAACCCATTCAGTTTCAAGGCAGAATATTTTGCTCATTGTTGTATTGTTTTGCTTGCAAAGATACAACATTAGAACCAATACCCACCCTTTCGTTTGTCATTCTTATACCCATGATTTTCAAAGAGCGCAGCGGTCACCGACTGCTTCCACTCTTCAAAGATTCCATCGGGAGCATTACGGAGGGAGTTCACGACCTCTATGCAAGATGGTATGGGGACTTCTCCTTCTTCCCGTAACATATACAGTTCTATTGCGAAGATGTGCCTCCAAGCACGCTTGTAGTGCGGTGCAGATGGGGTCTCGCCCCATTTGCCCAATAGCTCTGCTTGGCGCAGAGTCGCCAAGAGTTCACAGGAGAAGAAATCATGCGCCAATCGTTCCTCGATGGCGATGAGTTTAGAATGCAGTTCCTGGCAACGCTGCCAAGAGTGGTCGGTGCTGCCGAGTTTCTGAGGCAGATCCAACCACGGGTAAAGCGTTTGCATGAAGTATTGGCATGGGTCGCTTGTCGCCCATGCTTCCGTATTTGCCAACAAGGGAAGCAAGATAGAAAGCGTGTCATCACGCATTTTCTCCAACGACAGGAGCAAGCGTTCCACGCGCTCCTTGCTGGCAGGGGCTATATTGGTGTTTGATACAACACCAAAGCCATTGGGTGTAAGCACCAAATCCAATTGTGGCACGGCATGAAGCATCGCTTCTGCCACCACAGCCATACGCGCATAATGCAACAACTTGTTGTTGGCATCGCGAGTGGGCAGTTTCGCAAGAACTGCCTCAGAAAGGAACGTGGTCGTAAGCCACGCTTCCGCCACCTCCAAGTGCGGAGCAATTTTATCAAAGAGCAAGGTCTCGCCTTGCACCGACTTCAGCACATTCGGCACGAATTGCAGAAGCACGTTGTTATCGGGTATCAACAGAGACATAGTAGTTTTGAGGTTTTAGGTTATGAGGTTATAAAGTTACTCTTCTGTGCTTACCTGCTTTGCATCCTTATTTTCATCGAGTGTAGTAAGCTGAATAAACGGACAGTCGGGATAAGCCCCGTCCCATTTGTTAAACCTTATAATCAGTCGGTGCACATTAAACAACAGGTCGTGATACGGCTTTTGCAAGGCTTGCGCAATCGTATAAAGTTCGCGCTTGTCCGAACCAGAATTGTTCGTCTGCGTCTTACCAGGTACACTGCCCACAAGGTTAGAGTGCACACGCATGGTAAAGCACATCATGTTCACCGCCTCGATGATGTCCGTAGCCCAGTCGCCACCCTCTTTGTCCGTCTCAATCTTGTTAATCACCACATCATGCTGTTCCTCCCCATTGGGAGACACATAAAACTCCGAGAAAAGCACCTTGCCCGAGTTCTCCATGCCCGTGAGGAAATTGATGATGTTGTCCTTCTCCTCGTTCACTCGCTCCTGTTGCTTCACGCGGTCGGTAATGCCCTCCGCCTTGAAGATATTGCTCCAAAACGATTTGGCAATCTCTATGTGGTACTTGATAGGTGCAGAGTTTTTCAGTTTCGCCTCCTTTGCCACCCCGATGAGTTGCTTGATATTGTACCACTTGCCCTTGAAGAGCGAGGCATAATAAGGAATGGGATAATACGTGCTGTCAGGCGTCGGCACACGGCTGACCACGGCAAACTTGCGTTTGCCCTTCTTCACCTGTGCCTGCAAGTCCGTCCAAGGACTTTGCGGGTTGAGCAGTGGAATCACCTCCACCTGTTCTGCCCGCACTGAGTTGCGCCAATTCGCGTACAACACCTGTGGTATCACCCCCTCCTTGTTGGCAGGGGCAAAGCGAACATAGCAAGCCTCCTTGCGCAGCACCCTCACCACCTTGTTGCCTTGTTCATTGAGAATAATCACGCTCACGGCAAAGCCGAAGTGTTTGAAATCTTGGCAAACACCGAGAAAATAACTCGCCATGTCGTTATCCAAGAAGAACTCCTCCACCTCGTTCACCACATTCCGCTTGCACATTTCATCAGTCTGGTACACCAAACCGCTTCCATAGCACACCTCCGCATTGAATATCTGACAAGTGCTCAGTGTCTCATCACTCTCAATCAGATTGATAATGTCATACGGCATCTGGTCGTCCGCTCCCCAAGGCATATAGCTCACCTTGTCGCTCACATGGCGCGGTGAAATCTCC